TTAATGAACATTCGTCGCCGAAAACGAGTCTGTATCATTAGCGTGATGCAGTCTCTGCAAAGGATCTTGTTGATAAAATTGACAGAAACGTTGCCACAATGAAGGGAAACGAGGAGCAAAAAGTTCTGGGGCGCTAAAGAAATATTCAGAAAGTACGGCAAAACATTCAGCAGGATCACTGGCAGCATAAGCATCAATGCTCGCCGCATTCTCACCAACTAATTCGATTTCTTCCTGAATGTTGTTCATTGCAGCATGAAGATCGTGTTCCCAGCCAGCAACCTCACGCAACGAAATAAAGGGAACTCCGCTGGCGCGATCGCCGTTACGGGTGTCCAGCTTATGAGCGACTTCATGAATAATCAGGTTAAAACCAGAAGCATCAAAAGAATCTTGTATATCCAACCAGTTCAAAACGATAGGCCCTTGCTGCCAGCTCTGACCTGACTGAACAATACGTTGGTTATGCACCAGACCGACATCGTCTTCCCATTCATCATCGACCACAAATGGCGCAGGATAAATTAAGACTTCATGAAAACCATCCAGCCATTCCAGTCCTAACTCCAGAACGGGCAGGCAAAATAGAAGTGCTATCCGGCAGCTTCTTAATGAATTCAGCTCAAAGCCCTGTAAAGGAACAAGCCGTTTTTGTTGTAAAAAACGTTCGGCAAGAGCGACTAATTTGCTTTGTTCCTGTTCTGTCAGACACGTTAAAAGGGGGATCGATAGTGCTTCCTGCCAGGGAAGGGCAGTTTGATGTGCTGATTCTTGTACTTTCCAGGGCCACTTAATCATCGTTTTGCTCGCAAACTCGTCACTTGAACAAAATTGCACGGACAGGGACTGTTAAAATGCCAAATTTCCTGGCATCATGGCAACCATCTGAACGGAGAGATGCCGGAGCGGCTGAACGGACCGGTCTCGAAAACCGGAGTGGGGGCAACTCCACCGGGGGTTCAAATCCCCCTCTCTCCGCCAAAATTCAATCACTTACACATCATTAAGTCAGTGACAAAAATCACACTTGGAATTACTTGGAATATTTTCTTGGAATATTTTCAGGTAACGGGACATCAAGTGTTGGTGAAACTTTAACCTTCCTGTCATAGATTAGCACTTGCCCTTCGGTTTTGTGACCAGAGAAAAGTTGCTTATCCCGGCTGCTTCCTTCATAGTCTGAAATTCCTTTCGCCTTCAGATCATGAAAGGTGAAGTCGGTTAAAATACCTGAAATTTTGCCTGCGTGATTTCTTGCTTCTACCCACATTTCGTTAAAGCCTTTGTACATATATCGGTTGCCGTATTGATTGCTGATTACATAGGCGGATGTTGGTAACTGTTTTGCTTTTTCGATCGCCGCCTGTAATCGTGGACTCCATGCTTTTATCTGTTTTTTCCCTGTTTTCCCTTGCTGGATAAAGATCCCGTCGTTTCCAATCTGCTCCCATTTCAGCGATAACACATCGGAAACCCTCGCTGCACACAGATAGGCAATTTCCATTGCGATAAAAACAGGAAGAGGTGCAACGCTTAATACTGCCTGGTATTCTTTGTCGGTTACATATCGTTCGCGGTTTTTGGCCTTGAATTTACTTACACCTGCACATGGGTTAGCCTTCACGTATCCTCGCTCATACCCCCAACTATAAACGCGCGACATACTGCTTTTTTCATGGTTTGCCTGCGTTTTACTCTGCTCGCCTCTTTTGTCCATGTATCGTCTGATGTGCTCTGGTTTTACAGAATCGGCCAGCACCTTACCGAATACGGCCAGCAGCTTTTTTTGATGTTGCAGATAATCTTTTTGAGTTCTAGGACTAAGCTCGCTGTAATAGGCGCTGGCGAGAAATTTTTCCCACAAACGCCCAAATGTCATTGCGCGATCGCGATGGTTAACCGTTTCTTCATACTTTTTCCATAATGCGGCTAAACCATCCTCGATTGCAGTTAAGGTTACAGATTCTCTGGATGTCGGTTTCCATACATAACTATATTTATTGGGGTATACCTTTGGCGGTAATTTTTCGTGTTCGGGATTTTTCCTTCGTCTTCCCATTAGATCGCACCGAAATCAGGTTCAGCCTCACGTGGTGGTAAAGTTTTTATACAGGTAAACAGTTCCCGACTGACGATCGGTTTTCCACTACGATTGGTATAGAACGGAAGCCCATTTTTTATTAACCAGTTGCGCTGGTGGCTTGCATATTTGCAGCCCGTTAACGTTTGCAATTCATTTTCGGTTAAAAATATGCTGCTCATAGCTATATCTCACAACCGCCGCTAACTATATGCCGTTAGCGGCGATCCGGGTTGAACATTAAAAATCAGCCTGACTCGGGAGCAGTTTTTGCCAGATGGCTGAAACGTATTTTGCCTGGTAACGCGCATCGTGCAGGGCGTTATGGCGTTCACCTTCGAATGGAATAGTCGTTCTTGCGTCGAAATCCATCACCAGTCCCAGAGCAACCATCGTTCTTACATCGCGATCATTGGTGTAACGCCACGGGCAGGGGATCCCCTGCCGTTCATATGAACGGCGTAAAATCACGTTGTCGAAAGTTGCACCGTTACCCCAGACCTGAACAAAAAATTCACCGGAGTTTTCGTCGATAAATTCCCGGAATTGCAGCAGTGCATCATCCAACGTGATTTCATCGGTCAGAATGGAGGATTGTGCTTCGCGTGACTGTTTCAGCCACCACTTAATGGTGTCCCGATCGATGACCCCACCTGCGGTTTCCAGATCGATAGTTTTGCTGAATTCTGGCCCCATCTCTCCGGTTGCCGGATCAAAAAACTTACCGGCTATAGCGTTTATTGGCGCATCAGGATTTTTTCCCATTGTTTCAAGGTCAATCATCAGATGGTGCCACAACCTGCTGGTGGATGAGATTTCATGATGACCGTTCACTTTAATTAAGGGATTTGCTGTTTCGCCAGTTTTATTATCGCTGGCGTGATACTGATCGCTGCCAGTGTTCTCCTTGTGCAGATGTTCAGTGCCTTCCATTTCCTCCGGATCATTTTTCTGAGCTTCAGCCTGATTCTCTTCATCGAATGTTTCCAGGTAGGTTGCGTTCCCCATCACCGCACCACAGTCAGGACAGTTGCCGCCACCGGTCTGACCGCATGCGGTGCAAACTTTTTCCAGTTCCTGTTGCACTGCTGGTTCTGGTTGTTGTTCTTCTGGCCCGTTTTGTTGCGTATCCGGGCTGTTTTGTTCCGCTTCTGGCTCATTTTGTTTCACGTTGGGCTGATTCTGGTCCTCAGCGTCGCGACTCTGGATCCCTTTCACCCATTTCGGATCATTCGGGTCGCTAATCCCTTCAACAAATTCACCACGTGATGCAGCAAGCAATTTATCGGCGTCAGGCTGGCTGATATTGGCTGCCTGCATAATTTTGTTTACTTCGTCAGCGGTAACTTTTACCGGCTCTGATTGTTCGGAATCTTCAGCGGTATCCACATTTTGCGGTAAGCCCGTGTATGTGCCATTTTTTCGGGCAAAATATTCTTCTTTTGAGATTTCGGTACCGCCGGCAGCCAGCGCCTTGTCCAGACCAGAAAGTTTGTTTGCCCTGCCGTATTTTTCCCCGCCCTTATCGGTAAAGACGAAATAAAATGGTCCTTCACGCTCTACAGATGGTTCAGCTTCCACCAGGATTTCATTTTTTTGAGTATCGGATTCTGCCGTCTCCACTGGAGCAGTTTGTGCTGCTGACGGCTGGAGAGCATCAGTAGAGCTCTGGTCTGTTTCTTCATGTTCAAACACGCCCTTTGTCGTCAGGTATTCACTGATATATTTGTTCAGTGCAACGGGATCTTTGTGAATATCGATCGGACGTTCGCGAACAAGGCCAAAAATAGTCTGACGGTCATAGCCAAGTGCTTCGGGCTGTTTGCGCATTGATGCTGAGATACGCTTCCAGTCTTCGCGATCCTTGTCGATAACCTCATTTGTCGCCCAGCGATGGATGGTACCGTCAATGTTTCCTGCATCCACATCACCGGGCCAGAGGGCGCAGGCCAGTTCATTGTCGAGTGTTTTCCATGTCTGTTTGTATTCGCGGCGAATGGCAACAGTGACAGCCCCGGTTTTTTCAGCAGCGTTTTCAGTGTTCTGTTGGTTGACTCTGGCGCGGGTGAGATCAACAACAGACGTGTATTTTCCGGTTTCCTTGCGTTCACCTTCGCGACGTTTTTTCCAGATGCGCATCTCTGCCTGAATTTCAGGCCATTTAGCGCCAGGCTCACATTTATGCTTAACCCACCCGATGGCATGCAGTTTAAGTTCAGGATACATGGCGTTAACTTCTGGCATTTTCATCAACGCTTCAACGATATGTCCGCCGAATGTTGCCATGTCTTCCTGTAGTAATTCCTGTGCGCTAATCACCATATCAACGGTGATGTTTTCGCATGTGTCGAATTTAACTAGGACTGCGTTCTGTACTTCAGGGGACAGCTTGTCAAAATTGACGTTCATCGGATCGGATTCTGGTTCGACCGGTACAAAGGAAGCTGACTCCTCATCCCAGCGGTTTTCCTGCATATATTCGGTATCCCAGGAATCGAGGGCAGGGCGGGGTATGCCGGGTTTATCCTCGCAGACAATAAATTTATAAGCGCAGTCCTGAGCTGCCGGGAATTGCTCCAGAAATTGCCAGTGAAATTTTGCGCGTGCGCGACGCTCATCACCGGCTTCAATGGCAGTGGCCACCGCAACAGCGCTATCTTCTTTTATGGCCTGTTCGTCAGGAATAGCAGCGCAAATAAAGATTTTACTCATTGTGTTTTAACCTCATTACAGATTTCAGGGTGAACGAATCCCTGCCATTGCTGGCATTTTTAATCCGTTGGTATGGCGTTAATATAGCTGGCGGGTTATCCAGCCGGTGTTTCGTTATTCAGGTACAGCGATACTTTTTTTACCGGTAGGCATTCACCAGAAATTTTTTGCTCGTCTCTTGCCTGGAGGCTGGATTCTTTACTGGCATAAATTCCGGTAATCACATTTTGTGGCTCACCCGTTATAAGAAAAACGGTCATCACCAGTGCAAACGCTGAAGTCACTGCTGTTCTCCGATAATACCAAGTTCAAGAAGGGCAATTCTGGAAAGTATGGAATTATCATTGAGAAGATAAGGTTCATATTTTCTCATCTTAATGGCATCTTCAGTAAACTCCCGGTTACTGAGCAGAACACCAATATCAAAACAACCTTCAGACGTATTAACGTTTGGTAATAACGTTTCCATTATCGCGTCCTCAACAATGAATTTTGTGATGCAGTGCCTGGTGCCTCCAGGTGACGTTAACCAGTTAACAATTAACGCCGGATACAGAGAATCCACCCATAACACTGTTTTTGGTTTTAACTGTTCCGCGTGCGCATAGCCGCATTCACCGCATCACAAAATTCACTTTAAAAAGGGCGGCAGAGCAGCCACGGAGTAAAACTGATACCGCCAAACGTCACCAGAAAATTGATAGCAGAGGGCGTTGTAGCGAAGTTGTCACTTAAGCGTATGGTCAACCTGACAACCCGGTGTCCTCAATGGGGGAAGGAATAACCCCGCCATACTTACCGCCGCGCCATTTCGCGGATTGCCACAACCAGAAGCGCACGGTCGAAGAAATTTAACGACAAGACTTATATGCAAAGGGATCTCGCCGTGCGCTTTCGTGTTATGCCCTGACTTTTCAGGGTAAATTAACCTGTGGAAACCTGTTTTTACTGGCGCTAATCAGTTAGCGTTTCTGGCTAACCAGCGATGCGCGGCAGCTTCGGTTTTAAACGTTTTACTTTTGGTATACGTCATCGCGGTAAACGTGCCGTCCTGATTGGGAAACACGCCACATACCAGAGATTCGTTGTTGCCAAGCTCGATAGTATCCATGCTGACCTCATTTCCCCTTAACGCTGGGGTAGCGGAACTAAAAACCTGCTGCGCTGTTATACAAAGTGTTCCCGCCGTCATGTTCATACGCCTCGGGCTGGCTACTTAATCCCTGACCACTGCCGGGTAACTCTAGGTATTGCCCTGTATTGTGTGGGACGGGATGGGTTGGTATGGGAAAACTATAGGAAATGCCTAATTGCCTGTCAATAGGCTGCGCCTAATGATTTGGGTGCGACCTAATAGGTGATGGTTTGTGGGAGAGGTAGTAGGAGTTAACTAACGGGAACTAGGAATTTCCCGTCGGACCATATAAGTTTAAGTTCCTGTCTTGGTGATGTTCTGGCTTTTCCGTTTTGATTCTTGATTTTTCAGATAGTTAGCTACCTTCATTTCCATTGCGGCAATGTAGGCGCGAACGTCATGATCAACCCAACTAGGCTCCGTAGCATTTCCAGATAAGAGGAAAGCCACAATTGCTCTTTTTTCATCAGAGGCGGCTTGATAAAGGCTGTTTATGTCTAAAAGTTCACTTTTTGTATCTGAAGTGGATGGGGTTGGTATGGGGTATTCGTTAAGCCCCCAATGCTCTGGACCAACCACATCAGAAAAGAAACGCCATAGTTCTGGAAGTTTGTCTTTACTTATCGAACCTTTCTTAATCCAGTCATGGATTGATGGTGGTTGGACTTTGAAATGACGTGCGATTTCCGCCTTTGATTTGACGGCTCCTGATGCAATTTTTTTGTTAATGGCCTGCTCTATCGCTCGGCCTAAGTCTTTACCACTAAGCATTGCTTAATAGTCTCCTATGCGCATCGCGTTAGGCAATCCCTACTCTCGAGTCGTTAGGCATAGCCTATTGACAATCACATTAGGCTAAGCCTAATATTATTGTGTGTTTTTTGGAGTTCATTCGATGAAAAAAGATAACTATTCATTCAAACGAGCTTGTGCTGTTGTCGGTGGGCAATCAGCAATGGCTAGGCTTTTAGGTGTATCTCCTCCAAGCGTAAATCAATGGATCAAAGGTGTACGTCAGTTGCCTGCTGAGAGATGTCCTGCGATTGAACGAGCAACAAAAGGTGGTGTCCTGTGTGAAGAACTTCGTCCTGATGTTGATTGGACATACTTACGACGCTCGTCATGTTATTCGCAGAATATGTCGATGAAGCAACCAAATGACGAAAACGATCATACCCGAAGCATCAAGAGGCAAATGATTCATGAAAATCAAACATGAGCACATCCGCATGGCGATGAATGCCTGGGCATATCCTGATGGTGAGAAAGTTCCTGCAGCTGAAATAGCCCGGACTTATTTCGAACTGGGGATGACGTTCCCGGAACTGTACGACGACAGCCATCCGGAAGCCCTGGCTCGTAATACCCAGAAAATTTTCCGTTGGCTGGATAAAGACACCCCTGATGCTGTTGAAAAAATGCAGGCTCTGTTACCGGCGATCGAAAAGGCAATGCCGCCTCTGCTGGTGGCCCGTATGCGCAGCCACAGTTCTGAATATTACCGTGAGATTGTCGAACGGAGGGATCGGCTGGTGAAGGATGTCGATGATTTTGTTGCGTCAGCGGTTGTTTTGTATGACCAGATGAATCGCGGCGGCCCGGCAGGGAATGCTGTGGTGATGCACTAAAAGCACGGTGTTCGGGGGTTTTATGAGCAGCAAGCTTCATGGTCTTGTCTGGGAAGGGTGCGCCTTCACCGGCATGATCTTATCCAGGGTGGCGGTTATGGCCCGTCTTGCAGACTACAGCAATGACGAGGGCGTGTCATGGCCTGCCATTGAAACTATCCGGCGTCAGATCGGTGCAAGAAGTGAATCC